ATCATAATCCACTTCGGCCGCATCAAGCTTTTTTATCAACTTAGTAAGGCACTCGGTGAACTGATAATGCATATAGTCTGTTGTAGGAATAGCTATTAAAAGTCTCATTTTTTCTTTGTAGTGGGCTTCTTTGCCACTGCCTTAGTTATTTTCTTCTCAGGCACTTCCACTGCGGGATCTGCCTTCTCAGGAACCTCGACCGGAGCTTTGACAGCATCAGCTACGACTACGGCCCCATCTGTTGACACTAAAAAACGACACTCTTCCGGAGAGACCTCAATAATCTCTCCGGCTTTGTGCCATACCTTAGCATTTCTTAAAAGCTTAACCTTCATAGATTATGCAGTCTTCTTTATTACGCAGAACATCTTGTTTGCTGTCAGTGCATGAGCTGCGTACTGTCTTCCAACGATCTTAACCAGATCAGCTTCTGCCTCAGAAAGATCATCATACTTGATAACGATGCCTTCACCTTCGGGATAATTAATTTGAACACCACGAAGATCGCCAACGATAGCATAGATGCCATTAGCTGAAGCTGCGCTGTAAGCTGTTACAGCTGAGCTGAACAGAACCGGAAGTCCATTGAAGGGATCAAATGAGAAGTTTCCGCCTGCCTGTGCACCCACGAAGTCAGCATAAGTAAGCTTGTTCATGATGATAACAGGATTCTGAGCTTCGTCAGAAAGCGTAGCAAATGCCTTTGCAACTGTGGTCAGTGCAGGATTTGCCGATACTGATGAAACAGCGGCAGCAGAAGTTGTTGCTGTGGTAGGAGCACCGGTAATGTCTGCGATAACGAGCTCAGTGAGTTTCTTAACGATCTGATAGGTAAGCTCATCATAGATGTAGCGAACAAGAGTCTCGCCACCCATTGCGATGGCTTCATCAGATACTCTGATCCACTTCTTGATGTTCTTGGGAACCATCGTTACGATACCAAGGGTTAAGCTCTCCTCTGTGGGAGCTGTGGTGCCCTCTGTATGTTCATAAGCTCCATCTGCTGAAAGCTCGAAAGCAACCTTAAGGTTTCCTCTGATGTTGGTCCTACGAACCCTTGAAAGGATGTCGCTGTTCTCCCATGCTGTCCTGATGATCTCATCAACGATTACGGGAACCGGAACTGCTCCGGAAACATTCTCTGTAAGTAAGCTTCTTACTTCGGCATCATTCTCTGATACGAGATAGCGAGCGAATGCATCGATATACTCTTTTGATGCTCTGATCTCTTCGTTTGTCTTCATTTCTCTCTTTTCCTCCGATACTTTTTCAATGACAGGAGCCGGAGCCTCTGCAACGGTCTTCCTGATCTCAACCTTTTTGGCTTCCTCAGCCGCTCTGGATTCAAGCTCTTCCTTTATGGAACGAACTTCATTCTCGAGTGCATCCAGATCTGCACCTTCGTTGTCGAGCTCTGTAACGATCTCGGCCTTGCGAGCCTCGAGCTCTTCAACTGTCATGTTTTTGATTTCCATACCTTATACCTCACTCAATATGCGGATTTTCTGCTTCTTGAGCTCTATCGCTCTGGCTTCGGCTTTTGCACTGTCCAGTGATGACTTTGCATTATCCAATGCGCTGTCGAGACCTCTTGCGCTGATCGATGTCTGCTCATATGCGGGGAATGTTACCGCTGACACTTCCATTACTTTCCCGATTTTGGTTATGGTCCGTAACGGATGGTCAGATTCGATATCATCCCATCTATCTCCATCAACAGTGAACATGAAGGACATACCATCGATATCTCCACGCTCTACCGCCGAATACAGATTCTTTGCTTCTGTGTTATTCTCAACATCAAGGTCAACTCTGATAAGCATTCCCTCATCATCCACGCTCATCTGCATGGTCGAATTCGCATTATTGTTGCGAGACCTTGCAAGCGGGATCATGTCTGTGTTGTGATTAACTAAAAAACGCACATCACGGAGATCTGTTTCCATGAGTGCGCCTCGTTCGATTATCTCGTCATACCACCCAAGATCTGTTCGGGAATCGTACACGATCGGCCTTCCTGTGAGTATGTTGCCGTGCTGTTCGTCCTGTTCTGCCCTGACTTCAAAAGTGAAGGCTCTTAATTCAACTTTGTCCATCATCATTGATCTTCTCCTCATTGATTTTTTCGTCTGCATTCCAATACTCGCCTCTAATGATACGAGCATCACCACCTTCGACCGGTGCAAGATTCCATATTTCACGGATATCGTTAATTGACATCACGCCTCTATCTAAAAGCTGGCTTGAAACATTCAGCTTATCAGCGTTTGACATGTAAAGCATTCTGTTTGCTGTGAGAGTGACACCATTGCCTTGCGCCTGCTCTCTAAGAGTAAATAACATCTTTGTCAGCACCTCAGAGAACTGAATGGCGAACGGCTCAATAGCTCCCTCATAGAATGCGCTCCACTGATCGCCATAGGCTTTATTCTGTAAGATGTCTTCATTCACCATGAAATACTGATACACGTTCTTTTCTATCAGTTTCATCTCATCAGCTTCGACCGTGTACGGGGATGACTTCACCTGATTTATGTTTGTATAGGTATTCGGGAATAATAACAGCCCGCCGCCCTCTGCTTCCTTTGAGAAGTTTTCTTCTGAGAAGCGTTTTCTCTCTTTTGCAAGGTCATCAGCCTTCGAGAAGTTATTCACCTGTGCATAGAATCTGTATGTGGCGGAGCTCTTAACAGCTTCCTGTATACCCTGATTCTGCATGTGGATTAAATCCATTGTGGGATACAGTGCGTGGTTATTTTCACCCAGAAGGTCATTCTTGTATTGGAATTTAGTGAGTATCCCGCAATAAGCTAATTCAATGGCAGCTCTCTCGCCCCATCTGAATTCATACCGCAGATACGGAGTATCACCATACTGCACAACCTCACAATTTGCCGGAAGCGGGCAGAAGATTCCACTGGGCTCACCATAACGGTCATATATCGGGATGATGAATGCGGTATTGTGCACATCAAGGATGGTCGATAACCTGTAAAGGAACTGTGACCATGTTTGATAAGCATTCGGAGCCTTTTGAAGCTTGCTCTGCAATGCGGGCCTTGCCGATCCCGTGCTCTCAAACTTCAATTTGCTGATATGCACCGCTCTGGCATTTATTGCCGACCGGATCAGCTCCGATTCATATATCCCTCCATTCCATGTTGTGAAGTGGGGCTCGTAACCGTTGAGCATTTCAAATTTTCCCTTGTACTGTCCAACTGGCTTTGGAGCCTTTTTCAAAAACAAATCAAAGAAGCCCATTTTTAATCCTCATTCTTCAAACGTTCGCTTAACTCGCCATACCACTTCTGCCTTACACAGAATGCATCTGCCATTGCAGCCACACCATCGATATGGTCTTTAGCGTTTAGTTTTATCAGTCTGCCCCGTCCACGTTCTGCGGACATCTTTATGGCAGAATTTAAAAGATGCACCTTTAGGAGATCATTGTCTCCGCAGTGCACCTTGCCATCCTTAAATAATCCTTCCATCTCTTGAAGTACGCCCCACAGGTTATCACCTTGATATACGTCATCTGTACGGAACCCGTACCGCTCGAGATCTTGTATAAGATACTGAGCAGAATACCGGTCATACCCCACCATCAGAGGAAGTATCTCATACTGCTCGACTAAGCCCGTCAGCCATTGATAGCAGTCATGGTAGTCAACAAAATTATCTCCGGAGAGCTCAAGCAACCCTCTCTGGATGTAAATGTTATATGGTAACCCGTCACGGGCAATAGCCTCATCTATCTTTTCTGCCGGAAGCCAGAATTTCGCAAAAACATAAAGCTCATCATTCTTCTCAATGACCACTATGGCAGCAGTCAAATCCGTAGTCTGCGACAGGTCGATACCGGCAACGCAATAAGAGCCTGCAAAGTCTTCGATGTTTAGATGCTGACCAAACATCTTGCTTACTGTGCCTGCGTCAAGCCATGCAAGTGAGCTGTTCTGTTTGATGTTTGCATACTTACAAAGGAACTCTGCCTTTTTACTCAGCGAGCCCTCTGCAATGGCGATCTCCTCGATCATGAAGTCCATCGAAACACTCACGCCGAGATTCGGAATGCTTTTTTGCAGCTCCTGAATATCATTCCATTTATCCACATCATCTATCATGTACAAAAAAGGCAAGAGCTTCTTTTCTTTGCTCTCGCCCAAGAGGAACCGTGTTGACCTCTTTATAATCTCATCATAGATGCTGTCATTCACATATCCAGAAGTAGTACAAGATAATAATATGGGCTCTTCACGGGCTCCCATGCCGCTCTTGAATACTTCATATTGCTTTAATCCATCATCACCCTTCCATGCTGCGATCTCGTCACAGATACATAGGGAAGGATTAAATCCATCCGAAGATTTAACAGCAAATGCAACCTTTTTCACCATCGAATTCGTGCCGGATATAAACAGATCCGACTGACGGAGCTTCGGAAGCATGCTGTCATCTTTTACTTTCTTATTATGAGCATCCCTCTCCGAGAGCTCTTCTTTCATCTGTTGGTACTCAGGATCAAGAGCTACCATCTGCCAGATGTTGTTATATATAATCGATGCCTGATCTAATTTAGGAGCGATATTATAAACCTTAGCACCAAAACCACCATCAACCATCCAAGTATATTTTGCAATGGCGGAGGCAAGCAATGATTTTCCATTCTTTCGTCCGACAACCAGAACCACCTCTCTGAACTGGCGCAGCCCCTTGTCATCCACTATTCCACACAGACAGCTCAAAAAGCACTTCTGCCAGAGC